GATTTACTGAAATCATAGCGGTTGTTACCCAGAATTAGGTTCGACAATCCTATACGTGCAGCTATATCTACTTCTGCACCTAAGAAGTTAGTAAGGTATTGCAGCCCACCACGATACAGCGGATCGCCCATAAATCTACGGGACAGCAAGTCGGCATCTTCCTCGTCGTCCTCTAAGAACAAATCTGCTATACCTTGGAATATGCCCACCAGCGGTATACCCTGCACACCCGCTAGAGCTGCGATGTAGCCGTTACTAGCCACAAACTGTTTCATAGCTGTTCGACCCTGTTCTTCTGATAGGCCGTATTCTCGCGCTTGTTTTAGTGCGCCACTCATCATCAAGAACTGGTTGTAGTACATGGTGAAGCCGTAGGTCTTAAACATCATGGCTAGACGACCTATTGGGCCACTCTGTGCTATACGTGGCGCAGTATTAAGAGCAGAGCCACCGTTTAGCTGCGATGTCTCTTGCATAGCAACCTGCGTAGCCAGCTTTCGTTTAGCATCCTCTGAGAGAGTATCTTCGCCTTTACTCTTGTCTGGTTTGGTGTTTAGTCTGGCTATTTCATTTAAGTAAGAAGCTACCACTGTAGTCTGCCTACTCATACGCTCCACTGTGTGAAACGGTAATGCACTCCATCTGGAGAAAGTTTCGTATCCCCTGCTGAGACGACCTTCTCTGTTGTTTGGAGATGTCATCTCAAGTCCCATGTAATCTGCCCATGCAGATCGGGTGAGGAAGCTACGTTCGTTAGCTTCCTGTATCACCGGCATGAGTTCTTCTAAAAACTCACGTTTTGTTTGGGATACGACTTTGCCATCGCCCACGTCTTTTTGGTAAAAGTTCTTTTGGTCTAAGTCAGGCAGATCATTCCGTAACTGGAACTGCCCTTTCTCATCAAGAATGTAATAGTTATCTATGGATGGCGTATACGAATTTATAAAGTTCTTATCGCTAGTAACAACATCTGCACCCTCTCCTCCGTAAGGCACAACCTTATGTTCTATGGCACTGCCAGTGAATAATCTGAGACCAGCTCCTACTGATTTTTTAGCTGTCTTGTAATCTGTTTTACCCTGTAGGTACGGCATTACAACAGCGGGAACTTGAAAGCTGTTAGCTATCGTAGAAGCAGCGTTGAAACCCATAGTGCCTATAAAAGCAAAACGGTTGGCTTGTTTAGCGAAGTTATTCCAGAAATCGTTCGGTGGATTAATCGTGAGTTCTTTGCGGGACTCAAGCTCGTCCATGAGTATCTGTTTATTAGCCCCTTTCAAATATTTATTGTTGGATTTAACAACTTCATCCCTAACCGCAGCTAAAGATGTACGTATGTTTTCTGAAGATCGTAGGCTGGCTGCACGTCTAGCCATGCCGTAGCCCTTCGTGCGTAAGGTGTCTATAGCATCATCAGCAGCGCCTAATTTATCTTCTCGCTTCTTGAAGGCTTTCAAGAAAGATGATTCTGGAAGTGCAGTTATAAACTCTTGCACGACACTGTTTATGGTATCTTGTTTTTGTGCTGAGTCGGGTATGCTTTGGTCGAGCGTGGCTACCATTTGAGTGACAAATGACGTGGGCGCTGCACCTCCCTCAAACTTCATGTTCTTCAGGCCGTCAACAATCTCAACTCCTGACACTTCAAAGGTAACTTCGTTGCCTAAATCATCCTCTACTACTATTGGTTCGCCCTCTCCTCTCGCAAGATCCAATAGTTTGTTGTAAGTGCTTCTTCTGGCGTTAGGGCTACCAAATGCTTCTATAACTTCACGCGGTTCTCCTCTCGAACCATCTGGATTAACGGGTGTCACGAACCATTTAAGCCAAGAATCTCCCTTACGAGCCAGAGGGAAATAAGGATCTATCAAGTTTCTATCGAATATCTTTGTATATAACTGGTTCTTTAATTTTTCAGCTTGCCCTTTATCTTGTATGGCACTATCTATCCTAGCTCCGAGGCTTTCTTTCAGATCCTCTAACATACGCGAATAAGTATCTCGTAACTGAACGTATGCAGCTTGACCATCTGGGCCTAATTTTTTGTATTCAGCGTTTAATTTATCCCATAGCTCAAGTTTACGAGGGCTTTTATCGTAGACTGACCTGTCTTTAGAGGGGTCTACTCTAGCCATAGTAGAATCAGTGGTTAGATTATTGAATATTGTGAGTATGTTGACTTTTGAATTAGCTTTTTGGGCCGCTGCTAGTTTACGTTCTATATCGGCAGTGGCTGCGTTAAGTCTGGTAATAGTTGTCTCTACTGCACCGTTAGATTTTTCTATAGCCGTAGTAAAATCTTTTATAGATTTAATGCCAGTAACGTCAGCAATATCGTTAAACGCACTGTTGTTCATAAAACCAAGACCAAAAGACTTGGCGCTGTTTGATAAAAAACCACCTATTTTAGAGTCAAGAGCACTGTCAAATAGTTCTTTGAACCCTGTACCCACGGTATCTTTTGGTATGTTCCTCGTAGCTCTAACCGCTTCGTTTGCTAACAAATCTTGAGATTTTTCTATACTTTTCTCTTTAGATGCCATCAGTAACTGACCTGCATCGCGGAACTCGGGTGCAGGTGCAATAATAGTTTCGATTAACTCATCTACAGGGGTTAGTACATCTCTATCTGATTTTTTAGGTGGTGCACCCAAAATTTTTCTGACTATCCGGTCAATGATGTCAGCCACTTTACGTAACACCGAAGGTGTCTTGGGGGTAGACAGTAGGGCAAGTTCAGAACGAAACTCGGGGTTGCTCATGTATTCAGAAGCAAATTCCTGTATATCTTGTGACCCATAGTAAGATTTCAGTTCGTCTTTAACATCATCAAAGACCTTCTGTAGCTGAATAGTTAGTGGGTTATTAGAGTCTGCTAGCGTTGCAGACACTCCAGCGTGACCCATCTCATGCACTAACGTGTGCACGTTAACACCCTCTGCTGCATCTAGGCTTATGGTGTTTGTCTTAGGGTCAAACAAACCGTATACAAAATCACCACCCTCGTTCTGTAGGTCTTCTACTAGCGATACCTTGGTGGTGCCCACGTTCTCGGCTAACTTTCTAGCAAAACGCTTTACCGCAGGATTAGGCGCATCTGCTGCCACAGCTTCCAGTGCACCCTTCAAATCACCGTTGCGTAGTGCCGCAATAGACGCATCAGGCATGGGTAGCGTGGTGGACAAAGAAGCATTCTTAGGTAAAACAAGCGAGTCTTTGTTCGCTTGCCTTTCTTTCTCTAAGTCTCTTTCGCGTTCATCTAGCTGCCTCTGTGCATCAGCATCGCCCTCTTTAGCTTTCCTCCTAAGCTGCGGTAGTATCTGTGTAGTGAATGTATCGCTCGCGTCCTTACCTTTCTTACTCTCTAGCGGCTCAGTAAGTTTTTTAGTGTAGGAGGGCGGTGCTTTAGCTTCCCTGTGTTCTTTTACTATTCTTGCTTCTTCGGCAGTAAGTCGTTTACCCGCAGCTTTCTTTTTCAACGCTCTGGTTAGAACAAGGTTCTTATCTCTACGTTCTTTTCTTCTCTGCTGTACGCCTTGTTCAAACTCTACGTCTTTTGTTTCTTGTGTAGTTTCTTGTATGCGTGCTTGTGCTGTAGGCGATAAGTTGGCGTTGGCCCAATCAAGCACCGCTTGCCCTTTTTCGCGTCCCATACCCGCAAATAGTTTGGCCTCTTCTGTGGGTACAGGATCTTCTCTGCTTTGTCGTGCTCTATCTGCACCAGTAGCCACATCATAAGCAGCAAACGTAAGTCCTTTAGCGGGATCTCCCGTTACTTCACCTAACTTCAAATAGTCAGCTACAGCTTTAGCTTCGTCTTTTTTATCCTCTCTAGGTAGAGCATCATATTCTGTAAGAAACTGCTGTATGGCTTGTTGGTCTTGCTCCGGTAGGGGTGGGGCTTTTGTCTGTTTGCTTCTACCTATGAACTCTCGCTTACTAACTTCTTCAGGGGTGCCATAGACTTCTTCGTACGCACGGTTAAACCCTTCTATTGCTTCTGGTTCTGCCTCCGTGCCTCTAGCTTCTATAAGTTCAGCTTCTGCTTCTTTTATAGGTGTAACTGCCTCAGTTACACGTTCTGTGCGTTCTATACGTAAATCATCTAACTCTTTTTGTGCAGCGGCTACATTAGCTTCATATTCAACATTCTGTTGCTCAAAATCTTCGTCAATACGTAGCTTTCTTTCCGCAAAAGATAAATCTTCAAATGTAGGGTCGGACGCAATTAATGCAGCTTGTACGGCTGACTTCTCTGGTCTTTGTGCCTCTGTATCTCGTAGCTTTTGCTCTGCTACACTTATCTGCACGTCGAGTGGGTCTGGTTCTTCTACCTTTGCTTCTGCTGCTCTTGCTTCTGCCGCCGCTGTTTCTGCCCCTGTTTCAGCATCTGTCTCAGCATCTGTCTCAGCATCTGTCTCAGCACCAATTTCTTCTAGTTTATTTCTAAGTTCTTCGGTGCGTACACCTAAAGCAGCCGCTATATCTTCTAGGTTTTTTCGTTCTCTTTGGCTTTTTGCTTCTGTTGATGTTGCTCTAAGTTCTTCTTCGGTCTGTACTGTTGTAGTTGTTTCACCGTCTCGCGTAGTCCTAGTTACTGCGCCTTTTTCTTTGCCAGCCTCTATTGCAGCCGCTAGTTTTTCTTCTTCTGCTGCCCTTGCTTTTTCCCTTGCTTCTTCTTCTGCTGCCCTTGCTTTTGCTTTTGCTTTTGCTTCTGCTTCTTCTCTTTCTGCTTGTTCGCTTTCGTCTAAAGTTGCATTAGCGTCGAGCCTTGCAACTTCTTCAGCCGCAGCTTGTGCTTCTGCATCTACAGATGGAGCAAGCGTTTCTTCAGTAGGAACTGGGGTTACGGGGTCTGGCCCTTTTGCGCGGCGTGGGGCAAACAAGTCAACAAAACCCTGTAAGATAGCACCAGCACCGCCACCTAATGCACCTTCTTCTAAGTCTGAAGCACCAAACACCTCAGCAGCAGCGTTATATTCGCGCTCGTTGAGGTTCTGTAATAAAGCGGATGCAGTTTCTTGTACAGCTTCTGCACCACCTGTTATACCCGCGCTATAGATACGCTCGCCTATAGTTTCAACTTTTTCAGGCGGTATCTTATCTATTAATTTAGCTAGTTCAGGTAACTTACTGGTAGGTAGTACTCGTGCTATGGGGATTATGTCTAATAGACCAATAAAAGCACCACGGAGTGCGGCGTCTCCACGTTCTTCTTCAGTAGCTCCAGCAGCGCGAGCACGTTCACTAGCTTCACCAGTGCCAGCAGCGCCAGCAGCTAAAGCACCAAGACCCAAAGCACCAGCAGCGCCCACAGGAGTAAGTGCCGCAGCAGCAGGAACAGCAGCAAGACCAACAATAGAACCAAGAGCAGAGCTTAGTTTGTAGGTAACTGAGTCAGGATCGCCGCCTTCAGGGCGAAAAGATTCTGCTACAGACTGTATTTTTCTTCGTGCAGCGAGTTCGTTTTGTTCTTCTAGTGGAGCAGCAAGACCAAGAGCAGCCATTTCGCCAACACCGACGACACCTGCACCAAACCCAGAAGCTAAATCTTCAAAAAATCCTGTTTCTTCAGGTTCTTTGAGTAACTCTAATATTTCTTGTCTTTTTCTAGCAAATTCTTGTTCTTGTTCTCGCCTGTTTGGTAGTGAGGTATCTACAGAAAACCCACGTTCCTCTAACGCTTTTCGTATAATTGAAGCGCCGGTATAATCACCACGAGCTTCTTTCTTGCGTATAGCTTCTCTAGCCTGCGCTACAGTGGGCACTGTGTTAGCCTTCTTCTTCTATTAACTTATTTGCTCCAGCGCCAAAGTCAACACTGTCACCACCTAACCTATCGCTTACAGCAGACAATACTTCAGCAGCGGCTTGCAGTTTATTGGTTGCCTCTTCTATTATTCTAAGATCTTTAGCAGTTTCTCCGTCTAAATTAACTAGATCGTTTATTTGTTGGCTTATTTCAGTAATTTTTTCTGGGTCAGCATTAAGTAACTGCATTTGGAATGAGCTAGCAATCCTTTCTCTGCGATCTTCTATTCTCGCATAAGCATCATCTATAACCTGCCGTTGACTTGTTATAGTACGATTAGCGTTCAAAGAGGTTATATCTTCTTTTTGTAATGCTTGTCCGGCTCTGGCTCTCTCATCATCTGCTAAACTACCAAGATAGTCAGCCATATCTCTAGTGCTGTTCGCCGCTATGTTAAATCTTGCTATAGCATCCGTATTACCTTGAGACTCCATCCTTTGTAACGAAGATACGGCGTTATTTATAGCGGTTTCAGCTTTTTTAGATCCATTTTCATAACTATTGGCTGCTGCTACACCTACCGTTCTCTCTAAATCAATGGATTTATTTTCTATTTCACGCATGGTGGCATCGAATGATCGGAGTCTTTCAGCTTCTGCTTCTCTTAGTTCTCCACCTCGCACAGCTATGTTACCTAAACCACCTCTACCTGCGGCTAGGGTAGCAATAAGATTGTCCATTCTTGATGGAGTGGTTCTTCTAAAAATATCTTCTGCTCTTGCTTTTTGCGCTTCTAATGCTCTACGTCCCGTTTCTAGTCCTGATAGCTTCTTCACTCGCTCTAAAGCCAATTCGCCTTCTCTAGTAGGGTCTCTATCTAATTGTTTCTGTAGAGCTTGTTTTAGCTGTGGGCTAATTCCACTTGGTTTAAATTTTTCTATATCAGTGGCTAAACCCTCTAACAAACTTTTTTGCTGTTCCCTAAACGATGGCTTTGGTTCACCGCTACTGTCTTTTTCTGCCTCTGCTACTGCCGCTTCTACCGCCGCGTTCATGTCTGCTTGAGAGAACGAATCCCTTTGACTACCTCCAGCAAGAACTTCTTCGGCAATAGCTACGGCTGCATCAATCTCATCTTGAGAAGGATCAGTGTCATCATCTATTGTGGCATCTTCTAATTCTTCTCTTTGTTCTAAAATGCTTCCCAACCCACGTCTGGTGCCAATGCGAACAGGATCCGGTACGGGCCTTCTTCTACCACGCATCCGACCTACTCCAGACGTAAGAAACTCTTCAAGCTCGTCTTCTTCGCTCTCTATCGGATCATCACTACCGGCACTGAACCCAACAATACCGCCTTGTGCTAGCTGCACTGGGCGTGCTCCGCTCATCATTCCTTGAGCCATTTGCTGTTGAGCCATCTGTTGCTGTTGAGCCATCTGCTGCTGTTGAGCTATCCCTTGAGAAGCATTGCCCACCGCTTCGGATTCTCTTCGGGTATACTCACTTCTAAGACCTTGCTCTAGCTGGTCTTTTACCGTGCTCGGGTTGGTTTGTGCATTAGCCATCATTTCGTTTTTTGCAGCATCAAGATCTTTCTTGAGCTTCTGCATGGCTAGTAGATCTACCAGATCTTGAGTTACATTCGCCCGCTTCTGTAGTTCTTCGAAATTACCAGCGTAGGCATCTTGAGTTCTTTCAACTTGGCTAATAATGTTATTTAGCATGACTATGTGCCTGTATCTGGGTCTGTGCCTGTCTCTGGATCTGTGCCTGTGCCCGGATCTGTGCCTGTGCCCGGACTTGTGTTTGTTTCAGGTCGTTTTAAAATATTTAAAGCGTAAAGAAGTTCTAAAATATCAGCCGTACCACCAGTAAATTCAGCCATGCTACTAGGATCTACAAACTCACGTTGAGTGGCTCCTATCGGTAAACCTTGGAGCATGTCTGACTTAAATCGCAGCATCTCAAAAGGGTTCATACGTTCTTTTTCAAACTGTAAATAGTCGGCAGTTATGCCTTCTTGCTCAATATCACGCTGTTCTCGCCCAGCTTCACGCATGTCCCGTAACGCACTTAAACCATAACGACGATCAGCTTCTTCTGCTGCAATTCTACGACGTTCTTCTTGGTTAAATTGGTCACGTCTGTCTTCTCGTGCAGCATCCCTGCGTCTTTTACGAATATTAAACTGATCTCTTCTTTCTTTTTCTGCTAAACGCAGTGCTTCTTGTTCTCTATTAAACTGGTCTACACCGACTTCAGCGATACGCTGGCGCATCTTTTGTTCTGTATTGAATTGGTCACGCGCTTGTGTAAACGCATCCAAATAGGCTTTACCAGTAATATTTGCCTGTATATCGGCTAGATTACGTCCTCCCTCAGATTCCATAACAGCTTGACGACTACCACCAAAAGCACCTGCTCTAGTTAGTCTTCCTGTGTCAGCAACGCGGCTTATTTCTGCTTGACGCCTTGCTTCTGCTAACTGCGGCTCTAGTGCAGCTTGTAGATAAGGGTTCATGTACCTATCTACTTGTTTACCTGTAAATCGTCTAGCTTTCATGCCAGACAAGTCATAAGACTCAGGAGTAAACCCTGCTTGATATTTAGAGCCAAGGCCAAAGTTACCACCAAACGTATTTACAGTAGTTGTTTGGTTAGGATCTATACCCCCATATCCAGCAAATGCTTTTGTTTGGAGTCCACTTTCTCCAGCAGTAAGCGGCCCTGTGTATGCTTGATAAGGCGCAGCGGCAAGAGCTTCAGTCTCGCCAAGCATGGTGGTAACGTAAGGGCCAGCATACTCAGCAAGACCTGACTGTGTGCCAGCTATTTCGCCTGTAGGATCATTTGGGTTACTCATGCTTTAGCCCTCTTTGATAGCATCGCAAGCACTTTATCTGCATCTATATTTTTCTGTTGTTTAGGGTTGCCAGTAGCTTTAGTACGGACACTTTTCATAAAATCCTGTAACGCATCTGCACCCGCATCAGAGTTACCATTACCAAGCATTGCTACAACGTCAGCAGGTAACACAAACTCTCCATGACTCAACCGTGCTTCTTGCACACCATCAATATTACCTTTTACAAGATCAGCTTGACCGTCAGAATCACCTTCTAAATAGCCCCCACCCTGTAATACTGAACCACCCTTCGCAAGACCTTCTGCCTGTTTTTTAGCTGCGGCACGCGCTTCTTCTACCGTCATGCGCTCTTCGCCTTCCGGTCTTTTTGCGTATATAACGTCAGAAAAATAACGCCTACCCGCACTGCCGGGGCGACGGCCTGTGTCATCGCGCTCTATTCGTTCGCGTATAGCAGTTAGTTTAGGCACCTCACCTTGATACCCAACTTGAGGAACTTTGGGGCTAAGTTTACCACGGTCTCTGAGTGCACTTGTTAGAGCTAAAGCTGCCAGAGTCCCGCCTATAGGCGAGCTGCCAGCATTAATTCCTAGTGTTGACATTACTTTTTGGAACAAATTTGGGCGACTTGAGGCAGTTGAGCTAGTCGGTGTCTTTATGCCTAATTTTGAAAGTATATATTCTTCGGCATCAAAATTAGAATAATCAGAAAGATCACCCCCACTTCCAAGATTTTCAAGAAAATCTATGTTGAATCCCCTATCGTCAAAAACCGGAGAAGGAGAAGACACACCTAAATCCTTTAGAAAATCATCGACATCAAAACGCTTGCTAAAATCGTACTCTGTAACATCCTCACGGTAATCGGTATAGCTAGGTTGTTCTTCAACATAACCCACATCAATCTTGTTTAGATCATCTAGGAAATCGTCAAGGTTAAAGGAACTCATCACTTGCCTCCGACTATACGTAGCAGCTCGTCAACACTACCATAAGAGCCTTTTGCCGCACCACCACCAGCAAAAGACCTATCTAAACCAGCTAAGTATTTAGATATTATATCTGCTTCTGCCTCTCGTTCACCCTTATCAAATATTGTGTACCCTGTATCTCGTATGTACCGAGGTGATCTAGGGGGACTAAGCAGTGCGCCTAAATTAGGTGCACCTAACCCTATACTGGGCACGTTCATGTCTACTTCAGGTAAGTTCACATCTAATTCAGGTAAATTCACATCTACTTCAGGCAGATTCTCATACACCTCTTCAACGGTTTCTTTTACAGGTTGTAACACTTCATCATCTACTGTCCTGCCTGCCTCTTTAGCCGTTTCGACTATTGGTTTAATTATAGGTTCAGTTACTTCTTGTACGGTTTCTTTAACGGGCTGTAGCACTTTGTCGTCTATTGACCTGCCTACATCTTTTACAACGTCTATGACAGGCTCTACGGTATACTTGATTGGTTGAAGAATAAGATCGTCTATGGCGCTACCTGTTTCTGCTATTGCATCTCCAATCATCTTGAGAAATTTAGGTGTTTCGACGTTGTTCGGCCCTAATGCACCGCCTTCCATGATGTATTCACCAAAACCCCTGAATATAGCGTCACCAAAATCGGCACCCTTTGCTAGCTCCATTTGAGTTTTGTTAAGTCCTGCCTCTAAATCGTCCCTATTAATGTTGTAGTTATCTAAAAAATCTTCAGTAAACCCTACTTTATCGAGTGCTGCTTTAGTTAGTTCTGGCCCTTTTACTGCGAGGATAGCGCCAGCTAAATTCCCATCTACAGCAGCGTCTACAAACTTAGCTCCTGCCACTATTTTGTTAGCTGTATCGGCAGTTTTTGCAGCAGCATTTGCCGCTTCTAATAGTGCTGGATTTTCTGCTGCTTTTGCCACTAAATCTGCTGCGTTAGCATTAAGTCCTTCTACATACCCCCCTGCCCCAGCTAGAGCAAAAGATTTTATGATGTCATTGGTGTCCCCACCTGTGGCTGCGGTTATACCAGCAGAGGTAATACCTTTAGCTAACGCAGTGCCTACTGCGGAGGTGCCGCCGCCAAATGCAGCCGTACTGGCAAGTGCTCCACCGCCGACTACAGATAAGGTTACGAGAGCCACCGTTTTAAGGGCGTCTTTAACAGAGGTATCTTTAACTTCTTTGGTGCGTATTTCACCAAAAGTCATAGGGTCATATAGGTAGGTAGACCCGTCTTTTGTTTGGCGAATAGGCTGTACACCGTACTTGGCATACATGGCCTGAAGCATAGGATCACGTTTATACGCTTCTATTAGAGCCTCTTGATACCCTAATCCCTCCGTGGCTTGTAGATAAGGTATCGTTTCTGCGAGTATGGGTTTAACTAATGATTGGAACTCAGAAATTTGCTCTTGCGAGGCAGAGGTATGTTCTTCGTAATTACCACCAAAGCTACTAATATTTGATTCACCCACACTAGGTGTAACTTCAAACCCATAGTAACTACTTAATGCTGTCGCAGTATCCGCACCGCTGGTGTTAGCTATTGTGCCGTAAGCAGATTTAACTACGTCTGTATCTACGCCTACACCACCCTTCAACCCCTTTAGGTATTCTGGGCCACCCACTTCAGATATATATTGGTCAGGCGTAAAGTCTAGTTTTGGTTTTTTTGCAGCGTCTCGGCTTTTTATTGCCTTATCTATGCCCTCTTCTTGAATGCCCTCTCTGCTTATGCTGCGTTCAATAGCAGCTTTGGGGTCTAGTGGATCTATGACAGTGTTTCTATACACTTTGTCATAAAAGTCATCCACTTCATCCACGTCATCTACTGTGTCATAAACATTATTATCTGCTGCATTAAGCAGAGTACTTTTGTAATTACTAATGGCCTCTTTAGCCGTTACAGGTTTATTTTCTCCGCGTGTCTGTATTGACTCTTCTGTAGGTGCTACAGATGTAGGTGCAGGTGCCACAGATGTAGGTGCAGGTGCCACAGATGTAGGTGCAGATGTTACAGGAGCTATAGGAGCTACAAGTGGTTCTGATTGAGTTATTGGCGCAGACGTTTGAGTTGCTACAGGAGCTACAGGAGCTACAGGAGTTACAGGAGTTACGGGAGTTACAGGCGTAACAGCAGTCTGCTCTCTTGGATCTACATTCGGTCTTACCCCTACAACATTCCTTGTTTCTTCCTGCGGTGTTTTCGGTGCAACAGGTGGTATGCGCCTACGGGGAGAAACTCCATAAGGCGGTAATAATCTTGGATCAAAATTTATATCAGGTTCAAACATCAAGAAATCTCTAACAAACTAGCTACCACATGAAGCCTATTAGCGGTAGCAGCAGTTACTTTTAGTATCTCCGATTCTTCTACTACTATGGGCGCAGTTAGTAGCTCTACCGTGGCGTTAGCACTAACTGCTTTAGTCTTAAATAAACTAAATACCGCAGCAGATGCGTTGGTTAGCGTAACTGTTATGGTATCCGCATTCCCTGAATCTTCAGACACAAGAATAGATTTAACAATCGCTGTAGTTGCCGTAGGGCACGTATAGAGCGTAGTGGCTGTGGTAGCCGTCAAATCTACTTTTGCGTTTTTGTATTGATTAGCCAAGGAACCATGCCTGTGCTTGAGCTTCAGGTGATGTAGCTGCTTTCCTTATGCCGTCATCCAACTGATTAAAATACAAACGTAAGGTATTGTTGAACCGTTCAAGAAACGTCTTTTGATACTCTTTAGGAGGATCCGGTAATCGAGGTGCTACGAAGGTTATATCTGCTGGCATTATCTTCTTCCGTCAGGACGTATATCTAATCTAGGTGCCCCCAACTGCCACTGCACACCCAAAGCATCGGATTGTACTTTAATAGATAGCTGTCTGCCTCGAACACGAGTGTTTACTTGAGTAGTGTATTTTTCTACGGGCACTGTGGCAGATCGTATAACAGAGGCGCTGTTCGACCCTCCTTCTGAACGGGGATCGTTGTACCCAGAACCCGATGACTGTAGTGGCAATAACTCTAGTGTAGCTGTGGGGCTGTCTGCTGTAGAGCCATCAAAAGTTATGTCAGGCAAAATACGCCGTATAAATGAAAATTTATCGCCATCTTCTATGTCAAATTCACCAGAAGTAATAAATGCTGTTATGGCTGTATTAGTTCCACTTTCATTGTCATCCAAACCATCTTCGTGAGTGACTAAATTGTTACTGTAAGTGGCCCCAGTAGGAAACTGCCTTACACCCGCATCCAGCCAAGCAGATCTTGATAAACTACCCACATACCAGATATTTTGTTCGTAATTGTAGACAACGTATTTATCCACTGTTGTCGAACCTGTTGATGGGTAGAACCACCATACTTCACTAAAGGCTTCGTTAGACCCTGCAAACGACTGTTCTCTTTGCTCAGAGTTTAAGTCACGAAACACATGACGTTTTACAGAACATGGCAGCACTGAAACTCTACCGTCGTATACGTAAAACGAATCTAAGCCCATCCAGTAAGTCACTCCCGCAGCAAACACCGCAGAATTTTGTGAAGCTATAGATACATTATCTGCTAGTAACTGCGATCCCCACACTATAGGAGCGCCAACATACTGGAGTGCATACAGCGCAGCATCTGTCCAAACTAATATTTCTTGGCTAGCTTGTACGGCGTTTATTATCTCTGACCCTATGGATAGCTTTAGATCGCCAGCTTGATTAGTGGCGCTAGGAGTCCAATTAGTTGGGTCTTCTTGGTCTGACCATCTAAGGAGCATAGGGTCTTGTGTAGTTACTCCTAACGTATTAGCTCCAAAACAAAACACAAACCTGCTTACGTCAGATACAAATATAAAATTTTGTATAACGGGCACATTGGATGCTCCAGATAGCGTGGATAACTCTACTGCACGTCCGTTTAACCCGTCAGCATTAGAAGCATCCCAGTAGTAAATACTGCCTCCGCGTGGCCCGAATATTAGGTCTTCACCAAAATTAGATTGGCTAAATAAACGCAAAGAGTCTGTAGAAGTAGCACCGTTGCCCCATGTGCCTTCACTCCACCCACCAGCACCCCAACCTACTAACGGCACTACAAACTCTGGGCCGACATTTATTTGGTATTTAGCCGTTACAGAACCACCACCTGAAGCTGATGAAGAAGCTGCGCTGCTAGCCTGTATGGTATAAGTATTACCAGTAGAATAAGTTATCTGAAACTCGCCATTTAAGGTCAACCCACCTACGGCAGATGCTCCGCTAAACGTAACAAAATCACCGTTTATGTAGCCCCCATTGGCATCTGTAACAGTCACTGTGGTAGATCCACTTACCGTTGTAAAAGGATCAGTAAGAGATACGCCAGACGGTGTGCGTTCAGGCGTTACGTCAAAATACTCTCCACCTTTCTCTATATAAAATTTTAAGTTGGTGCCAATACCAACTAATTTTTGACTGGATAGAGTTACCCAGTTAGATAAAGAACGTGCTACACCTAAATACGTGTTAGCGGATATACGCTGCCAACCGCCTATTTTCTCTGGGTATCCTGAGCGAAAACGTATTTTATCAGAGTCAAACCAGCCCTCTTCGTCCACATAACGTGTAACTTCTTTGTTCACACCGGGGCGAAGACTTAGCTTACGTAACGGCATTATCTGTACTCGCCTGACCGTATAAGTTCAGTGACCTCTACTGCACGATCACCTACCTGTTCCGCCCACCTACTATCCATAAACTCGTCAGCAGCTACATCATACTGTTCACGAGACATAGCTTCTAAGGCTTTAACAAACCCTCGTAGTCTAGTTAGACCAAGGTTAAAACACAGGTTTATCATGGCATCTCGTCGAGGCTTTTTAAGGCTCTCATACCAGTCGTACGCCGCTCTTAACTCTGCATCGCAGCGTTCTATATCGTTCATCAATAGGTATTCGATCTCATCGTCAGACAGGCCAATGCCGCCATCTTCGTCAATGCAACGCCCGACACCGATGGTAGTCTTATCGGCTGTACACTGGTATGCAAAAGCCTTTACGCCCTCGTGCCGCTTTAATGTATCTACTAACTGACCCATGAACGTCACCATCTACTTTTCTCGCGCTACGGAGTTGACCTTCTCGTATGAACGCATAGCGCCCAATCCGAGCATACCCATCATAACGGGCACAAGAAGCGTTGTATCTACCTCTGGCACATCTATCCAGATGCTGATTATGTTGGCAATGATTGTGTTGTACAGCAGCCCTAGAGCACAGATCCAACCAATAGCAGGTCGCCACCCAGCAACAAATAAGCTCTTATGTGCAGCTTCCATTTTGTTGATTTCTAGCTGGCCTTTTAATGCTTCCTGCGCGTGGCGCTCCGACATGGTTGCGATCTCATGGGCCAAAGCATTCTTCTGATCTTTGTCTTCAATGAACTTGTCGAGCAGTCCTGTAACTGGGCCGATTAGCTGTCCCACTAAACTCATCTACCATTCCCTCTGTTTGACCATGCTTGCGCCCCAAAGAACGCTGCCAATATACCTGCGACTGACACAAAATAGACACTAGCCATATCGCCTAGAATACTTGCCGCCTGCACCAGTCCAGCCCAACTACTTACCACCACCAACGACGGATACAGCAACATCCCCCACAGAGCGAACCAACTCATACTTCTTTGTGCCTGCGCCCTTTCGTTGCTTATCTTTAGTTCTTGTAGTTCTTTGCTAGTCTCTAACTCGTTATCAGTAACTATGCCATCGCCATCCGCATCGTATTCGGCGTAATCACTATCGTCTTCTAGTCTTTTTGCCGCCATAGCTATCCGAAGGCTTTGAGGATCAAGACAAAAATTAAGATTGCGATACCGCCACCAATAATTAGTGTGGTGCCACCAACGAGAAGTTGTTGTACAAGTCTCTCTCTATCGCGTTTTCTTTTTGCCATCATCTTTACGTGTGCCCTCCTGTCTTGCTCTTGCTGCCTAATCGCTGCGTCATAATCCTCTAACAACTTAGGGTCTGCGACGAGAAGCAAATCTCTAAGATCTTTTTGGTATCGCTCTTGGTTCCTGCGAAGCATTTGCAGCTTCAAGATGTCGTTTTTAGATAATGCTTTGAACGTAGAGCTTTTACGTTCTACCTCAAAGTTATTAAGAGCTTCTCCGAAATCGCTTACCAGAGCCATTGCCTGTTGGACGTTCGCTCTGCCTTCATTTACTTGCTGAATCACCGAATTGATCTGCTGAAGGAGCATCCCGGCGGCTGCAACAGACTCGATAATCATGGTTTACCCCATAAAGAACTGAGGCAGCGCAGCCGCTGCAATCAGTGCGTACAGCCCATAAATCAAATGCTCTAGGTGTTTGAACTTCGCAGAGCCTTCTGCAAGGCGTTCTTCGATACGCTGATAGCGCAAGGCACACTCACGCTCGTGAGCATTGACCTCATTCAATGCTTTTTCACCCGCATCGCTCATACAGAAATATCCACTCTTTGTGTTGGAGCAAGAGTTGTAGCCTCAATCTTGTTACCTTTTTGGGTGTACAAGACAGGTATAACCGTCTCAACCATCTCTTTGATCGGTTCGCCTTCAGCGCCTGTTCTCAAACGCTCTTGTTTTTGAACTGCAACCTGCTTCCAACTAATCTGAGCAGTATTGCTGACTGACCCTATTTCCATATCAGATCTCAGCCATTTATGGCTTCAACAGCAGCTTTTTCCTCGCCCTCTTCTGGCTTTTCTTCAGGTTCAACCAACTGAGCATCAGCTTGCGCTTTAATCTTCATCATCAAAGGCCATGTCCCGCTCTTGCTGGGCATATCGCCCAGTATCGCTAGAATTGCGTTGATCTCGTTCTCTTCTAGATTGATTTGCACGGTCTATTTTTCCTTATGGTGTATATGCTTTTGCGGCGGCAACAGCAGAGTCGATGGCGCTAAAGTCTTCTGACCCCCAATCATCAAGTGCCCTGCCGTATTCTAAATAACCAGCACTACGCAATATACGCTTTTGCTTTTCGGCATTCGTTTGGTCGTTATAAAACGGATTGTCTGCATTCAATACACTGGTAATAGTATCCGCGCCATCTAGCATAGCTTTGTACATTTTCGCTTTTTCTTCATCAGTACGAACTTCTATTTCTTCTGACATTTCGTCCTCCTACGATTCTAACGCGGCGACACGCGAAGTCAGTGATGTAATGATTGCATCTTGGTCTTTGATAGCTTTGACAAGGATTGGTATAAATTTTTCGTACTGGAGACCGTACTGTTTGCCGTCACCCGATAGCGATACCGTAAGGTTTTTCTTGTCGGACGCTTTATATCCAGCAGCTTCTTCAAGATCACGCACTGCTTGCGCTTTGAAGCCAATATCCATCCAATCTTCTTTATGCGTACCGTCTGGTGTTTGTGCATTCAAGTCGTAATCATCAGCGGATTTATCGCCGTACTTAGAACGCTTGTCCCAGTAGTAAGTGACAGGTTCTAAGCCTTTGACGAAGTCCAAACCAAGGTCTAAGTCTACAAAGTCGGTTTTATCACGCTCATCAGATGCTACAGTCAAAGAAACCTGAATGTGGGCTTCAGATATGTTTTCATCGCCCAGCACAATTTCATTGCTTTCAGAATTAATGTTTCCGCCGGGACTGCCGGTAAGACCTGCGGCGTTCCCTAAAAGCAAATTATTTGAACCAGAGGTGAGATTATCTCCTGCACGCACACCAACGGCGGTATTACCGTCGCCAGTAATATTTTGGTTGCCGCCAGCAGAATACCCTACAAGAGTGTTTTCCTCTCCAGTTTGCATACTATCGCCAGCGATTGAGCCTACGACCGTGTTTTTAGCTCCAGTCGATATTGCGCTACCAGCAGCATATCCAAGACAAGTATTATTATTTGCAGTTGTAATTGCATCACCTGCAAGACTCCCGAGGATAGTGGTGTTAGTTGCCGTCGTGAGTTGCTGTCCTGCGAAATAACCGACTGCCGTGTTATGTGAGTCAGTAGATCCTGAAAAATCTTGTGACCCTAATGCGCCTCTACCGATTGCAGTCGTTTTGTTGCCTTTTCTATCTGAGGTGAGCGCCAAATAACCAAACGCTACGTTGTCATCCGCATCTGTTAAAGCGTCAGCCGCTTGTGCTCCAACTATGGTGTTTCGTATTCCCGTCGTAATATCGTTAGCTGCGTTATACCCAACTGCTGTATTGCCAGTCTCTTCGCTGCCGGTAAAGTTTTGAGCTTGTAATGCACCCCGTCCTACCGCAGTAGACTGAATACCAGTGGTATCTGCACCAAGGGAACTACGGCCTATAGCAACATTGCTCCCGCCGGTTGTATTTGCATCACCTGCAAGGCCACCTATAAAAATGTTGTTAGTTGATGTTGTTTGACTTAAACCAGCGTTATAACCGATGGCAATATTGTATGTATCGCTATCAGAAGATGGATTAAATGTTTTTAGAGCTTGATAACCAACCGCAACATTTCTATCGCCCTCAACATTTGTTCCTAGTGCTGCACTTCCGATTGCTACGTTAGTATTACCGGTTGTCATAGCATCACCTGCCGCATAACCGATAATCACATTGTTGCCGCCGGTAGTACCTGATTTAAGAGCTAGACCGCCGATAGCTACATTATTTACGGCTGTTGTTATAGCTTTTCCTGCTTGATGACCTACCGCTACCGAGAACGCATTTGCCCCAGCGTTTTGGGTTTCCAATGCCTCGTAACCAATCGCTATATTACCGCCGTGTCCATCTTCAGTTTTGAGAGCATCCTGCCCGATGGCTATATTGAAATCACCGGTGCTTATAGCCGTTCCCGCGTTCTTGCCGATGGCGATGTTAGACGTGCCGCCACTCGCAATACTGTTTCCAGCGCCTTCTCCTATTCGGATATTATCACTGCCTGCCGATGAGGTAAGTAAATCTGCTCCTGTGCCTATTATTACTTGGTCGTTTCCACCATCGACCTTTAAGGCATCTGTCACTCCGTTACTTTCGACGCGAAAGTCTAGATCTGCTGAACTTTCATTGATAATCGTTTCCGTAGAGTCACAATTAATTCTGTCTTGGCTATTGGTAGCATCAATAATTCTAAAAGTGCCGTTACCATTTTTTATTTGGTAATCTGGGTTGTTGTCGCTATCTGTAAGAAAAATACTCGGGCCAGCACTTATAGCAGTAATATCCCCCGCTACTTCTAATTCGGTCGATGGAGACGAAGTGCCTATACCTACTCGGTTGGTGCTACCTTCCACGAACACCATGTTTGCATTGCCGTCAGTCTCAACACGAAGGTCGATGTCTTGACTATCTTGGTTAAATACAGTCTCTGTTGAAGAGATTTCAATTCGACTTCTATTCGTTCCAGCGACTCTAGTATCTATTTCTAACTTAGCGTCTTCTGAACCATCTGAAACGTCAGAAAGTAACATCCGAATAAAGCCAAAGCTGGTTTCTGTTCCAGCATCATTGTTCGCCATAAAACGAATCTGACCGGCTGCGTCATCATCCGCAGGGCTTGCACTTAACCTTGATAAATCTAAACGTGGGCCAACCGCTGCATCTGCGTCTGTAGAAATAAGCTGAAGACCAGTGGTATTACCCGCTTGCTCCGTTATAAGGTTTTTCACGTTTAGGTTAGTAAACGCATCGACCATCTTACCGCCTGAGCCTGC